GTTGATTCAGCTGTTTTAACAGACACTATTGTTCAAGGAATGATAAGAGATGCTGAGCTTCGTATATTTAGAGAAGTGGACGCTGATTACACAAGAGAATATGCAACAGCTAATTTAAATATTAATTCACCTTATTTAGATTTACCAAGTGCTGCTACAACAACAGCCACAAGAACATCTATTATTGTTAGATCTATGCTTGTTTTTGATTCAACACAAACACCTACTACTAAAGAATATTTAGACAAAAGAGATACAAGTTTTATTTTTGAATACAATAGTACGGGAGCAACAGGGGTTCCTAAATTTTATGCTAATTGGAAAGAAACTACTATTATTATGGCTCCGGCACCAGATGCTCAATATAAGGTTCAGCTAAGCTATATATACTCCCCAGAGGCTTTATCGGCTACAAATACGACAACTTACTTATCAGATAATGTTTCTGATTTATTGTTTTATGCTACGATGGTGCAAGCATATGAATTCTTAAAAGGACCCATGGATATGTACAAAATCTATTCAGACAAGTATAATGGAGCTATACAAAGTTTTGCGTTAGAGCAAATGGGCAGAAGACGTAGAGACGAGTATATGGATGGAGTGCCAAGGGTTAAAGTTCCTTCACCTTCACCAAATAACTAAAAGATTTAATAAGGAGAAATAACATGGCAATAACACAAGCAGTAGCAAATAGTTTTAAAGAAGAAATTCTTGAAGGAATTCATGATTTAGAAACAGCTGGAAATACAATTAAGTTAGCATTATATACATCACAAGCAACTTTAAGTGCGGCAACAACTTCATACACAACAGGTAATGAAGTGGCTGCATCAGGACAATACGCAGCAAAAGGTGGAACACTACAATCTCAACAAGTAAGTTTAGATACAGGTGTTGCTATCGTTGACTTTGCTGACTTGTCTTTTACAGGTGTTACATTAACTGCAAGAGGTGCATTGATCTATAACTCAACTCAAGCTAACAAAGCAATTTGTGCGTTAGACTTTGGTTCAGATAAAACAGCGACTTCTGGAACATTTACAATTCAGTTTCCAGCTTTCACCTCTACGTCAGCTATATTAAGAATAGCTTAAACAAAGTAAGAGATTATGAATGGCCACATGGGGTTCACAGACTTGGGGATTTGCTAGCTGGGGTATACTCGGTGACCAAACTGTTGAACTCAGTGGCGTTCAATCTAATTCACAACAAGGTAGTGTAGACCAAGGCTCTAACCCTGGATGGGGTGCGCAGTATTGGGGAGCTGGAGAATGGGGTGATCTAGCATCACCTGAAGTTCTTGTAACAGGAAATGCATTAACTACTTCAATAACTTCTGTTGCTGCAGGAACTAATTTTGCTTTTCAAGCAACAGGCATACAATTAAATACTACTGCTGGAAATGCAGTTTTAGGTATTTCACAAGAAATAATTCCTACAACTTTAATAACGACAACATCAGTCACTTCAGTTTTTGCTGGAGAACTTGTTGAAGTTCAAGTAACTTCAAGCACAACGGATCAATGGGGATTTGATACTTGGGGTCAAGGAGGTTGGGGTGTTGGAGATGGTTTATCTACACAAGTCGGTGTGACAGGTGTGGAGGCAGGTGCAACCGTTGTCATAGCAAACGATAATACTAAAATAATTCATACAGGAACCGTAGCCGCGGGAGCTTCAGTAGAAGCAGCGGTTACAGGTATTTCAATAACTTCAGAACAAGGTCAGGAATTTGCTGGACCAAATATTGAAGTACAGGTTACATCTCCATCAAGCGATCCTTGGGGAGAAGAAGCTTACGGAGAAGGTGCTTGGGGTGTTGGAGATGGAACATCAATTAATTTAGGTTCTACTACTCCAAGAGGTAACGCAGTTGTACAAGTAACAGCTGTAACAGCACTTACTATCTCTGAAGGAACAGTTGATCCTGCTCCTGATGCAATGGTGACAGGTGTTGGTATGACTATTACAAGTGGTGTTGGAACCGTTACTGCTTTTGCAAATATTGACATGACAGGGGTTCAAGCTAATTTCACAATTGGTAATGAAACAGTTTCAGCAGAAGCCAATGTAGGTGTAACAGGTTCTCAATTAACAGGTAGTTTAGGTCAATTAGAATATGAAGCAAAATATTTAATTGGAAGTGCAGAAGCAAATTCAATTGTGGGGAATGCTTTTGGAGGAGAATTAGTAGAAGTACAAGTCACTACCGCTTCAGCTGCGCCTTGGGGTGAAGTAGCTTGGGGTGATGGTCAATGGGGTCAATCTGTTGGTACTGACATAGGTATTGGTGGAGAAGAGGTCGCTGTACCTTCAGTTGAAGTTGATGTTACAGGTATAGAGCTATCTTCAAATACAGGAAATGAGGCTGTAACAGCTGACTCTAATTTATCATTAACTGGAATTGGCTTAGATTTACAATTAGGTGATGAAGATGCATTTACAAATGTAAGAATAAATGTTTCAGGAAACGATGTAGGAACTATAGTAATAGGTGATTATCTTGCAGGAATTAGTGCAGAAGCTCAACCTTCGGGAGTGACAATGACATCTAGTAGTGGTACAATAGGTTTAAATGCGTGGAAATTAGTTGACCCTGGAACAGCTCCAACTTGGACGGTAGTTGACAAGGCAGCTTAATAGAAATAAAATTAAAGAATTAATAAAGGATATAAATTATGGCATCAAGTTATTCAACAGATTTAAAACTAGAGCTAATGGTAACAGGGGAGAACTCTGGTACATGGGGTGATAAAACAAATACAAATTTAAATTTAGTACAACAAGCAATTGCAGGTTATGAAGCAATAAATGTTGCATCAGCAGATGTAACTTTAGCAATGACAAACGCAGCTTTATCAAACGCTAGAAATATGGTTCTTAACTTAACAGGAACGTTAGCGGGCACAAGAGTTGTAAATGTTCCAGACGGAATTGAAAAAACTTACATCGTTGCGGACAGTACTACAAGAGCAGGTAATACATTAACTATTAAAACTGTATCAGGTACAGGTGTAGCAATTCCAGCAGGTAAAACAGTTTTAGTTTTTGCTGATGGCACAAATGTTGTTGACGTGTTCTTTATGAAAGATTTAGTAGAAGACACTACTCCTCAATTAGGTGGTAACTTAGATGCTAACGGAAATAATATTTTAATTGATAATGGTAATTTCATCGGTGATGAAAATGGTTTAGAGCAAGTTAAATTTGCAACTACTGCATCAGCAGTAAATGAATTGACAGTTACAAACGCAGCAACAGGTAATGCACCTGAGGTATCTGCTACAGGTGGCGATACAAATGTAGATTTAAACTTAACTCCAAAAGGTATTGGTAGAACAACTTTTAACGGTCAAGGTAAAATTCAAAGTGTTGCAGAAAAAGTTACAACTGAAGCAACAGCTGCTACAGGAACTGTTAACTATGATGTTTTAACTCAAGCTGTGTGGAATTTCACAACTAATGCATCAGCTAACTGGACTTTAAATGTTAGAGGAGATGGATCTAATTCATTAAACTCAATTATGGATACAGGTGAGTCAATCACAATAGCTCACATTGTTGCTCAAGGTGGGACAGCTTATTACAATAATGCATTTCAAATTGATGGATCATCTGTTACACCAGAATGGCAAGGTGGGGCGGCTCCTACAGCAGGAAATGCTAGTTCACTAGATACTTATACTTATACAATTATTAAAACAGGTGATGCTGCATTCACAGCGTTGGCTGCACAAACACAATTCGCATAGGAGTAATTTTATATGCCTTTATTAGGAACTAGAGGAGCTGGATCTGGAAGAGGTTTCGGACAGACCGGTGGACCAAACGCTAAATTTATTGAAGCGTCTGGAGGTACAGTAACTACTAGCGGAGATTACAAAATTCATACATTCACAGGACCTGGTACTTTTACTGTTAGCACAGCAGGTAACGAAGCAGGATCTGAAGCCGTTGATTATTTAGTTATAGCAGGCGGTGGAGGTGGTGCTGGAAGGCATGGTGGAGCAGGAGGAGCAGGCGGTGTCCGTGAATCAAACGGAGACGGCGGTTGGTCTGGAAGCCCACGTGCAGCAGGATCAGGTGTTGTAGTAACTGAACAAGGATACCCTATTTCTGTAGGGGGAGGATCTGGAGGCGGAAGCCGAGGATCAACTTCAAGCGCAGTTGGATTTACAGCAGCAGGCGGAGGAGGCGGAGGCTTCTTCAATAACTCTCCACATGCAGGAGAGACAGGTGGCTGTGGCGGAGGATCTGGAGGCGGTCACGGAGGTGCTACAGGCGGAGGATCAGGTAATCAACCTCCCGTATCTCCACCACAAGGAGAAAATGGTGGAACAGGAGCAGGAGGAGACGGAGACGGCTCTGGAGGAGGCGGAGGCGGAACGCTTAACGCAGGACAACCTACACCTAACAACAGAACTCCAGGAGCAGGAGGAAACGGAATAACAACATCAATCTCAGGATCACCTACAGCTTATGGCGGTGGTGGTGCTGGAGGTTCCAATGGTGGTAACCCACGTTCTGGAGGACAAGGAGGTGGTGGAAACACTAATCAATCTGGCGGCACAAACCAAGGCGGAGGCGGAGGCGGAGGAGTCTCTGGTCACGAATCACCAGGAGGATCAGGTGGTAGTGGAATCGTAATTATAACTGTCT